TAAAAATTTTCAATTTCCCACTTTTTCCCACCATTTCCCCAATGACAAATACGCGTCAAGCAAGTGTCAACAAACACAACGCAAGTGTCAACCAAGACAAAGGGAAATCCACTCCTAACAAACGAAACCCCACACCAAAGGCAGCAACACAGCCAAAGCAAAAACGCAGCTCACAGGGGCAAAAAACGAGGTCAAAAAATTCCCACCAAGTGGGAAACAAAAAAGGCACCAAGTGGGAAAACCGACCCAACCACACCCACCACACCACCCAAAAAACCAAACAAAGATACGCAAACAAAAATACAAACAAAGATATGCAAAACATTTGTTTGTACGAAAAACGAAGAAAATGAAAAAAGCACCAGTTAAAATAACTAGTGCTTGTGGCAAACAAAGAGTAAATTACAGATTTTAGTTTATAATAAATAAAGGATAATAAACAAAACAAAAAACAATGAAAATTTTATTTGTAATTTACTCTATTAACATTATACTACTAATATTATTTTAGTCAAGTGATATTCCTTTACTAAAAGATAACAATTTAAATATTTCAAACATTTTATTTTTTATTTTAATATCATCATATCTTATGCACCCACAATTATATGCTTTTTTAAGTGCTTTTATATGAAAAAATTCATTTGCGTTTGAAATTAGATAAAAATTAGGTTGTAAATCTTTTGAACTTAAAACAAATAAGGGTTTAAAACTAGCATCAAATTTTTTACTACAATAAAATATTCCTTGTTCGTACCAAATTCCATAATTAATATTTTCAAATTTTATACTACAAAAATATTTTGAAGTGGGAGTTCTTTTTTCAACAAAATTACTATTGTTATTTACAAATTTATTATAAATTGAATATGCACCGTATTCAGTATCTTTTATTAATTTTCCAAATCTTGTTTGTTCTTTATGTTTTATAAAATCTTCATTTGTATATAGTTCTACAATTGTATCATTTTTAACCGTAAACCTTTTTCTTGTATCAATATTAATATCAAAATATAAAAAATATGGATTTAAAAGTGAAATTGCATTTCCTAATAGAACAGCTTTCCAATTATCACGAAGTCTAAAAATAGTTTCACAAACATCAAGAAATTTTTTAACCTCTCCTTGTAAATAATGCAAATTTCCTTTTTCAATTATAAATTCATCAAAACATAATTTATTTACTTTTGGATATGATACAGATTTTTTTGTTATTCCAGTTGAAAGAGGAAAATAAAATCCAGCTATTTTTTTATCAATTAAAAATCTTCCACCTTTAACTTCAAATTCATGCTCAGGAAATTTATATTTTATATCATCAAAAAAGTTTTTTATATTGTTATCTTTTTCAAGTTCGCTTTTATATCTTCTTAGATATACAAATTGATTTTCATTTTTCAAAAAATCTTTAATAGCCCAATTTTTAAAACCGAATGTTTTACCTCCACCTCTGTTTGAAACAACAAAATTTATTAATTTATTATAAGAAAAAATATCATTATAAGAATAATAAATATTTTCTTTCATAGTTTTTTCAAATCACTTTCTTTATAAAATCCACAAGTTCCGTTTGCGTTTCCTACTTGATAGGGATAATTTCTACCAGTCCAAATATATAGAATTTCTCTTTCCCATCCTATTCCATATGCGTTTGCTCCACTTCCATAAGAATTAGAATTTCCTTTTCCAATTATTTTTACTTTATCTCCAATATTTAAATTACTAGTTTTTGTTTTTGGTATTTTTAAAGTATCTCCTGTATAAATTAAATTAGCATTTTTTATATTGTTTATTTCTTGTAAATATTTATAATTGGTATTAAATTTTTCAGCAATTTTTATTAAAGTATCTCCACTTTGAATTTTGTAATAAATATAATCTTTATTTTTATTTTCTTTACCATAATCAATTATAGTTCCATTTTTTAAATAATGTTTAGGATCATAAAAAGTACCATTTATTTTTATTCCGAAATGTAAGTGTAAACCAGTTGAAAATCCTGTTGTTTTTCTTTCATTTGTTCCTAAAATATCTCCTTTTTCTATAATATCCCCAATATTTAAATGAGTATTACTTCCATAATCTAGATGACCGTAAACTGAAAAACAATTATTATGTTCTAATACTACATAATTTCCTAAGCTTTGTCTTTCATCATAACCTTTTACAAATGTAACTAAATCAACTACTTTTCCTCTTGCAACTGCTACTACTTTTCCTAAATTTGTAATATCTATTCCTTTATGAAATCCACTATAATATTTGTTATTATAATAAAATTCACGGTAACCAAAATCATCACTTAAATATAAATCATAGTTGTTTTTTATCGGTGTTTGTACTACTTTCATTTTTTTCAACCCCCTTAGCAAAATAAAATCCAAATATCATAGTTACAATAGGCATAAATAAATCACAAGAAATTTTATTTGTTACAAATCCATAACAAAAACAAATTGTAATTAAAAGTGTAACTAAAGATTTAATTTTTATTAAATTTAAAAAAGCATTTTTCATTTTCTTTTTATCTCCTTTATATCATTTTTTATCTCGTTTACTTTTTCTTCTAAAATATATGTTCTTTCGATTATTGTATTATGTTTTTCAACTTTCTTTTCAAGACTATCTACTCTGTAAGTTATTAAGCTAGTTGATTTTTTATTTTGTGTAATAGTAGCTATTAAGCTAGGAATAGCAACACATAATCCCCCAATTACGGATACTAATATATTTTCTGTCATAGTATTTTACTCCTTTTATAAATAAATAATAACTCGTTAATATCAAATTTTTGTTTTGGACTTGGAGGTGTTGGAGTTTCATCAAATTTTCTCCAATTATAATTTTTTGTTACAACTAATTCTGTATCATTTACGCCAAAAGCATTGTATTGATGATATTCATTTTTTAAAACGGTGTGTCCTTGAACTGTTGTAAATCCTGTAAATTTTCCTTTACCAACTCCAATGTGAACATGGTCGCCTGTTGTATAACCCGTTGTTCCAGTTCGTCCTAAAATATCTCCCTGATTTACAATATCTCCTACTTTATAAAGTAAATTGTCATTGTGCCAAAACATAGCTTGAAAAAAATCTGTAGTACCATCAATATAATTTACTTCGTCAATACTTTCAATGACGGTCATTCCATTTGACGCATCAATGTAAACCACTTTAGATGTAACAGGTGCATAATATGGGTATTTTGTAGTCCTACCTATATAATCAATATTTAAAACTCCTCCGTGTGATGGATCATCTTCAAGCTCACCCTGAGTAATATACATATAATCCAACGGGAAAAGAATATTTTCTTTTCCGTTAGACCCACGCATTTTTTGATTAGCTTTCATTATGATATTAATTTCCATTCATTATTATTTTTTAGGTAAGTATCACTAATTTTCCAAGTTTCATTTTTTAAATAAATGAATACTTTTTTCCAAGTTCCATTTTCTTTAACATAAATATTACTATCCATAGCACTTATTATTTGAGTTCCAGTTTGTGAAATAGTTCCACCCGCACTTGTAGAGTAATTTAATTTTATATTTAAGGTTTGATTAGTAACAAAAATAGTAGTAGGTAAATCTACAGTAAATTCTTGTTTGTAATGTTCTCCCCGCCCAGACCAAGCAGTTTGTTTATTTTTTGCTATAAAGTTAGTTGTTTTAGTTGTAAAACCATTTCCACTTAAAATAAAATTACCTGTATAGCTTTCATATCCAGCCTCTGTGTATCCGTTGCCAGTATATCCACTACTGACAACACAGGATAATTTTATGCTATTTTTAGTTCTTGATATTTGAGTAACAACTACTTGCGCATAACAACTAGTGCCGTCAAGTAGTCCAGTTGCTTTAATAGTAGCCAATTTTAATTACCTCCTAACTTATTAATAGGTAAATATCGCCGTTGTTACCAAGTGTATTTTCAGGAGTTGTTGTTCCGTATAATATTTTAGAGTTAGGCGCAATACCAGTTATTTTATTATTAATTGAATTATTAATTGAATTATTAAGAGTAGATATTTTATCATCTACATACTTTTTATTTGTAGCTTCCTCATCAGTAGTAGGAGCATTTGTAATTTTAGGTGTAGTTGTAAAAGTTTTTAATCCACTAATTGTTTGTGTTGAAGTTTCATCTACATAATTATCAATATTTAATTCTGCTATAGCACTTTGAACTTTTGTATCTACATAATTTTTGTTTGTAGCATTATCAGAACTTGTTGGAGTACCTGAAATATTAGGTATTGTTGAAAATGTTTTTAATCCACTAATTTCTTGATTATTTTCTGTATCAACATATTTTGTCAACTTAGTATCAACTGAACTATTAAGAGTAGATATTGTATCATCTACATACTTTTTATTTGTAGCTTCCTCATTAGTAGTAGGAGCTTTTGTAAATTTAGGTGTAGTTGTAAAAGTTTTTGTTCCATAAATTGTATCAGTTGTATTTACATAAACTATATTTTTTGTACTATCTAAACCAAAAGTAACTTCATTATTTGTTTGAATAAATTCATAATTTCCATAATAATGGTAAATAGCATCGTATTTATAACCTAATATTTCTAAAGTTTTCTCAGTTCTATTAATATTATAAAATTGATAAATTCCATTACTTAAAGTTAAATGATATCTATTATCAAAAAATTTTATAAATGTATTTGCTCCTATATTAGAACGGTTTATTAATATACAATCACCGTCTTTAATTTCATTAATATTTAAAATAACTGTATTATTTGCAGGTATATCAGCATCTGTAATAGTTTTATAAATATTTATACTATCAGGAATTTTGTCCCAATTTCCGTTTTTTCTTCCATATAAAATATCATCAATTGGAGCTTCAGGTATTCCTTCTCCACTTCCTCCAGTTACTTGCACCCATCTATTATTATTTCTTCCATAGGTATTGTTATCAGCTGGTGCATCATCAATTTTTGTAGCTAAATTTTGATTTAATTCATTTGTTGTATTTTCTAAAGTTTCAGTTTTAGTTTCTAAAGTTTCAGTTCTAGTTTCTAAACTTGTTACTTTATTTTTTAATAAAGTCACTTCACTTTCAATTGAATTTACTTTTGTTTGTAGAGCTTCAATATCACTTTTTAATGGATTTAACAATGCATCAAATTCATTGTTATTAATTGCTTTTTGAAGTTCTTTTTCAAATTCTACAGGAAATAAATCTAAAATCTCCTGTTTTAAATTAGTAATATCAGTAACTAATTTTTCATTAAGTTTTGCTAATTCATTATTAACTTTTAATTCAAACGCAGGAATTTTATTAACTTCATCAATTATTTCATTTGTATGCTTGATTAAGTTTTTTAAAATTTCAAGTGTTGTAAATCCCTCCTCATATACATAAGGTATTGATAAATTAGCAAATATACATATTTTTTCTATCATAATTTTCTCCTTTCTTATACTACCATAATAACATAAATAACTCGTTTAGTCTAGAAATAACTATCATATCAATATTTATAATAGCGCTTCTGTATTCTTCAATTAATCTAGCTGGACTTACTCCAGTATTACCACTTGAAGTTCTATTTACTTTTTCATTTCCACTACCGTTTTGATTATTTCTGGTGTTAGAAGTGTTATCATTTTTAACTAAATTTTCATTTTGTGAAGTTAAAAAATCTCCAATTGTATTTATTTGACTTTGAGGCGTATCATAGAATTTTGCAGTTGTTTGATTATTTGAATTATCAGTTGAGTTAATTTCGCTTGTCATATTTGTAGTATTATCTCTATTTATAGTTTCTACTATTTTATAATTTTCTAAAATATTATAATCTAAGTTGTAACTTTTCCAAAGTTGATTAATTTCGGGCATAATTTCCTTTATTTTATTTTCTAACATAAATTTCCATATTACATCATTTTCAAAACCAATTTCCATTGTATAAAAATGTCTTAAAATTTTTGTTTCAAATTCTTTTTTATATGCTTTTTCGTATAAATCATATTCAAAATCAAAAATATAAGGTCTTGCAAATTCAATTTTGTCACTAATTGAAGTTTTATTTGATTTATACTTTTCATTAATTTCATCAATTAAAATTCTTAATTGTGTTGAATACTTACTCATTTTCAATACCTCCAAAATTTTCAATAACTTTATCTTCTACTTTTTCAATAAATTCTTCGTTATCAATTCTAAATCTTACATCAACATCTAAACCAAACATTTTATTAATTAATTTACAAGCTTCTTTTCTTGCATCTAACATATTTAATCTAGCTTGTTTTATTTGTTCTTCTCTTGCGTTTGCTTCATCTGTAATAAGTCTTTCTTTTTTATCTTGATTAGAGTTTTGTAGTCCTAAAAAAGTCATTACTTCATTCCAATAAGAATTTTTTATTAATTGTAATTTATCAGCAACGAAAGGTGCAGTTGTATTTATTGAAGATATTGAATTTAAATCTAAATTTTTACTAGCATAAATTACAGGAGAATTTCCCTCATATTCAGCATACATATTTTTTAAACTAAATTTTTCATTTTCATTTGCTAATATTAAAATTGGTGTTTTTTGTGCGTTTATGTTAATATCAATAGCTCTTTCAATATTAGTTAATCTCCAAGCATATAAATTTATAGTAGGGGAAGTAGGTTTTCTTAAAAAATTATTCCAAATAATTACACTATTTTTTGAAGTTCTATTTTTATTATATCCATTACTTGCAAAAACTTTCCTTTTAGTAGGGTTATTATATACATCAAATGGACCACTTGTAGCTCCTTGAATACATAAATAACTTTCTAATGTTTCATCTTTAAAAAATACTACTTTTCCCTGTTCGAATAAAGTTAATTCTAAATATCTAGCATCAATAGTATCAGGTAAATTAATCCATTCAAACATATTAATTGCATAATTTTTTAATCTATCGTAATAATCGAAAAAAGTTAAATTATTAAGCATTAATTCAGGTTTTTTACAACTTATTAAAAACTCACTTTTTTGCTTCATATTAATTTTATTTATCATATTTCCTCCTAAATTTCATCATTATTTTGGCTATAATCAAACATTTGTTCGTTGTGCCATATAGTTACACCTTTATCAAAAATTGATTTTAAAATATTTAAGTAATTTTGAGGGATATTCCCAACAATATTACAAGCAGTTGTTTTTAAATAATTAAAAGCTTTTCTAGTTCTTAAATTAGGAATTTCTAAATCATTAAAAGTATAACCAAACATTTTAAAATAATTTTCTAGTCTTTCTCTATATTCTTTTTTAATTTCTTTTTTAATTACATAAATATCTCCATAATCATATCCGTAAGAAAAAATTACATCTTTTCCCATACCATTTAAATTTGGAGGCTGATTATTTATATCAGCTAATTTAGCTTGGCGTAAACCTATACTTTGTTCTGCTCCAATTCTTGCGTTTATATTACTAAAGTTAGCATTTTGATTAGCTTGTTCTTTTGCGTACATACTTTCGTAATAATTGGATACTCCTCCTAAAGCACTTGATAAAATTGAATTTACTCCACCAGCTTGTCCTGTTGCTACTCCTACAATACCACCAGCTAAATTTAATCCATTTCCAATATATCCTAACATTTCATTTGTTTTTATTTGTCTTGTTGCTAAATCTAATCCTGCATTTGTTTGTAAAATACTTCTGTTTGCGTTATCAATAGCGTAATTATCTTGTAAATTTAATACATTTCTTGAACTTTGAATATAACTTGCTGTAGCATCACTAATTATTGGTATATCGTTTGTATCATTATCGATAAATCCATTTTCTAAATTATAACCTGTTTGATTATAATTTTTTATAAGTACAGCAGTTTTTGGATAACTACCAATTAAATTTTGAATACCAATATTTAAGTTATCTCCTACAATATATTCATTTTTACAAATAAAATTGTGTCCTTTAAAATCAGTTATTTGTGTTAAAGAATACGGATAATTATATAATTTACTTTCATTAAATTTTGTAAATCCATCATATTTATTACCACAATCAAGCTCTTGTATAGCTCCCTCTATTTCAATTCCAACTGGTACACAAATAATTGGCTGAGGGCTTGACGATGTACTAGGCAATAGTTTACTTTCTAAACTTCCAATTTTTAAATCAATATATGAATTACCTGATGTGTCAAGTTTTGTTTCTGCTGTTACTTCAACAGGTAAGAATTTTGTAAAGTAAATACTACAAGTTTTTCCAACTATATTTGAGTTAGCTGTCAAATTTTGTAAAACTTCATAAGGACTTGACAAATTATTATTATTCATTTTTATATTACTAGTAGCTCCTGTTCTTACAAATGGAGTTATATAATAAAATAGGTTAGTATTAATTCCGTTTACACGACTTCCTCCATAAGTTGTAAAACCATCAACTCCTAAGTCCATTGGCGTTGCAAAAACCATAAATAATATATCATAAGTCTTATCATCTAGTGCTTTTACTTGTGAATATTTTGTAATTTTTTTAATGTCGTAACTATCACCATAATTTAAATTTTCTTCTTGTAAATAAATTATAGGTTTATTATTTTCATCAAATCTTTTACAATGTTTTCTATCAACAAATGAAGTTTTAAAATTAAAGTCGAACATGAAAGACTGAAAAACATCAATTTCATAAGTTAATAAAGTTGTATTTTGATTTATATAAGTTAAATCAATGACAAACGCATAATATTTTTTGTTATCATTAATAAAACTCATGTAATTAATTTCTTTCAAATCATCATAACTCATACCAATTTTTATTTGATTTAAATTTACTCTTTGATATGTTTGTAATAATTCGATTTTTTCTTTATTTAAAAAATAATTATCTTGTTCTTCCAAACTAACAAAATCACGAACATTATTATAATTATTAAAAAAGGGTATTCCCTTAAAAAGAAATACCCGTGATAAATTCATAAGAGAATTTTATTCAGTAACTGTAACTGTAGCTTTACTTGTTTTAGTAATATCTGCTACAGATTTACAAATTACTTCTAATTTAGTGTTAGTTTCATTTACTCCAATAGTTAATAAACCGTTTGCACTTACTGTTGTCCCAGTATCAACTTGTTTTGTACCTTTTACTTCATAAGTCACATCTTTTGAAGCTCCATATTTTGTAACTACATTTGCAGTAAATTGTTCTGTTTCACCTTTTTTAACTGTTGCAGTTGATGGTAAAATTTCTACACTTTCAACAAGTGGAGTTACTGCACTAGTAGTAAATCTAATTGCAGGTGCATAATCTGAACTTGAAATTACTTGCCAGTGATGTAAGAAATAATTCCAATATAAATGTCTTGCGTTGTATTGTTCTGTCATTTCAATTTTTTGATCGTAAACCATGAACCAGTCTTTGTCAACTAAAAGTGCTACTGTATCATCATTATCATTACCACCAAAATCATCAACATTAATCATTCTTGATAAGAAGTCAGCTTTTTCCATATTAAATGCGTAAGCAAGTACATCTACACTCATTCTAGCTTCATATTTTGAATTAATTAAAATTACTTGGTCTTTAATATCACTATAAGTAGTAACTCCAGCGTTATTATACTTATTACTCATAAATCTTAATTTATTTGCGTATTCCCTAGTAATAACAGAGAATTCTTTAGCAGTTTCTTCGTTAGTTACCTCAGGTACTTGTACATCATAAAATTTATTTTTACTTCTAGCGTCACCAATTAAATTTTTCATTAATAAGAATTCGTCATATTCATCAGCACTATATAAACTATCAAAAATTTTACTTATAAAGTCATCTAAATTTTGTTCGCTTAAAAATGCTCTTCTTAAAATATCTTGATTAATTGTAACAGGATAAAAATCTTGTCTATTAACTTTATGAAATCTTGATAATACTTTAGGTTTTGTAACTTCAAATACATCTCCTAAATTATTTGTATTTGGTTCAACATCATAATGCTTAGCTTTTGCAATTTCAACAAAAATTTCTTCAATTGTATCCCCATAATTTAACATTCCTTTTTTAAATTCTTTTAATGGGTTAGAATATAATCTATTTTTAATTGCAACAAGCCCAATTCTATTAACTAAAGCTCCTAAAAATTCATTTAAACCAGCATTGTAATTTAATAGTGCATTACCAACATCTGCAATATTATTTTTTGTAGCTTCGGGTATTCTTTCTTGATATTCTGTTGAAGCATCATTTCTTATTGCATTTAAAATATCAGTTCCACCAATATTTTTTAATCCTTTTATTTCATTTTTCATCTTTTTCCTCCCTTTCTAATAATTCATCAATTCCAAGTTTTTCTTCTGTTTCAAGAGTTTCTTCTATTTCTTCATCATCTTTTAATAAATCATCAATTCCCTTTTTTTCTTCTTCAGCTTCTATTTCTTCAGTTTCTTCTGTTTCAAGAGCTTCTTCTGTTTCTTCAGTTTCATTATCATTTCTGTTAAAGAAATCTGCTATTTTCTTTGATCTTAAAGCAAGTGATTTTAATTTATCTTCTTCAAGTTCTGTTAAAATAGATAAAACTTCGTCCTCAGTTATCTCGCCTGAAATTAATAAACGCAATTTTTCTCTAAATTCTTCTACATTCATAATTTTTTCTCCTTTCTATTTAAATATATAACATATTTTAATAATTTTGTCAAATTAAAAAGAAGTTAAATAACTTCCTTTTTCATTTTATTCATGCATTTATAAACTTCTTCAAAATTATAATGTTCTACATGATAATTTTCTTCAATTGATATAATAAATAAAGTAGCTAATATAATTAATTCATCTATACTTAATTTTGTCATATTTATATTTATTGTGTCATCACTATAATTAAGATTTATATAATTTTGTTTTGTAGATAAATTATCTAATTTTTCATTAATTAGTTTCTCTAATATTTTATTAAGTAATTTACTCATATTCTTTTTCATTTTTTCTAAATCATCATTTAATTTATTATTTTTATTTTCATATTTTGTCATAATATTTCAATATCTCCTTTTAAATTATAATTTTCTTTAATTTTATATAACTTTTTAGTTAATTCTAAATTAGTTAAAATCTCAAGTATAAAATCAATTATTTTTTTGCTATCTTCATAACTTAATTTTGAATTCTGTAAAATATCAATAATTTCTTTTAATTCTTTGTTAATTTCTTCTTCTTTTTTCATTATTCTTATTTCTCCTTTAATTTAAACATAGTTTTTAATTGCCAACTAGTAATGCGATATAATTTAATTGTTTTAGAATTATTATATAACCAATTATCTTCTATATAATATATTTTTCCTACTTCCAAATTGTTAAAAGTATCTTGAATTATACATTCATAATACATAATCATTTCTCCTTTTTTAATTTATAAATTACTAGTAAAAATAATTCCAAAAAATATTATCAAATAATATATAGCAAATATTAAAATAATTAGTAATAAATAAAATCCAGCTATTTTTAAGTTATCTTTCATATTATATAAAATTTTAGGTTTTTCAAAAATATTTTCACTTTCTTTCATTATAAAAAACTCATCTTCTTTTTTATCTTGCGTACTTTCTAAGAATTTTTTAAAATCTTTAGCTTCTTTTAAATTTTCACTAAAAACTACATATTTCATTTTTCTTTTTTCTCCTCATTTTCATTTTTTGTTCCACAATATTTACAAAATAAATCTTCTTTATTTATAAAATTATTACAATTAGTACATATTTTTTCTTCATAAATAGGTGTTAAAATAATTATTTCGTTTTGCATTTCTATATCATAAAGTTTTGATTTTAGAAATTCTTTAGGAATACAAAGTCGATTTTTATTTTTTTCTATTTTCTTTAACATTTTGTTTAAATTTTATCTCCAATTTAAAACATATTCAAGAACTTCATTTTTAAAATCTTGTAATTTATAATCTTTACTATTTTCTAAATAATAAGTGATAAATTCAATTTTATCTTTCTTATTTTTTAAATTATAATCTTTCTTAATTTCATAAAAATTAGTTCTTTTATTTTTGTTTAATTCTTCAAGTTTTTCATTTAATTTTTTATCAGTTAAGTCAGTTAAATAGATAGTTTCTTCAACTTCATTAAAATAACTTCCTTTTCCTTTTGATAAAACTTTTCTTGAAATCATTGTTAATCGTTTCATTTTGTTTTCCTCCTTTTTCATATTACACTTATAATTATATACCTATTTTGTAAATTGTCAACACATTTTTGAAAAGTTTTTAAAAAAATGTGTAATTTTTATCAAAAAATAACATATTTAATTAAAAATATGCTATTTTGCCTATTTCAAATAGATTTTTACTCTAGGACTTCAATAAATTTAAGATGGTTTTACTTCAAAAATAAAGGGTAACTACTCCCAAAAATTTTTGGTGTTGATAAGACATAGTTCTCCAAAAATTATAAATTTTTTATGTAATCATCTCAATATTAATATAACATATTATTTTAAAAAATGCAACTTTATGTAAGTTTTCATGTAATTTTTACAAATTTCGTTTTGTTTTACTTCATCAAAAGGTAAATTTAAACAGTAATCTACTCTTATTGATACTAGAATTAAACAAAACCAAATAAGAAGTACTATACATATAAATAAAATTTCTTTTTCTTTCATTTCATCGTAAATTCTGTAGCTTCTAAAACTACTCCTCCTTTAACTCTTTTTGGTAATAATTTTCCTTCTAATTTTAATCCCTCGTTGAAATTTTCTAAAGTAACATATTTTTTTAAATTGTCAGGCATACCAGCGCATTTTATATTTAATTCATTTTTTGATTTTTCAATATAAGTTTTTGCTCTTATAAAATATCCAATATCAGCTTCACTTTCTAATTTCCAAGCTCCAAGTTTATAATCATCAACTTCAATTAATTTTTCTACTTCTTCTTTTGAAATATTTGTTAAATGAATACTATCAGTATCAGCATAGCAAAAATTTTTATATACTTTTTGTGCTGATGATATAGTTTTAAATCTTGCATAACTTGTAATAAAAATAGCCATAGGTAAATACAGACTATCTTTTTCTGTTTCTTCTCCTTTTTGATAACAAACAATATCATCTTCACTTAAATAAGGAATTTTTTGTGTAGTTATAATAGAGCTTCCAAATTTTCCGTATAAGGAATTAAGCATTAATTTAGCAATTGTATATAATGCAAAATTTCCCTGTTTTTTACTTTCAATTTTTATATTAGTCCATTTATCAATATACTTATCAAAAAATCCTGTTTTTGCTTTAAATTTATACCCACATACATATTCAATAGATAAAATTTCGTAATGATCTAAAAATAAAGGAAGTTCAATATTCGTTAAATGAAGTGTTACTACTTCATTTTTTGATGTTTCTAAATATTCTGTTTGACTGAATAAAAAATTGTGTTTTAGCTGGATAGTAGGGATATGATTTTTCTTTATTTTAAAATTCACAAAAATTTTTTGGATATATAATGGATAATTTTCATCAAATTCATATTTTCCCTCAAAAAATCTAGGAGTATCATAAGGCAGTTTTTCATATCTCATTACACTTGGATATAAAGAATTTACATCATAAACTAAAATATTTTTTCGATATTTTTTCTTATGAATTTTGTTTACATAAGTAAATCCTCCTTTATAACTAGGTTTTAAATCTTCGTATAATTCTTTTGATAAGCTAGGGAAAAAATATTCATATTTCTTTGTTGAAATAATTTTTTTAAAATCTGACAATGCATCACTTCCAATTGTCATTTTTTTCAAATTATTTTCGTGTTGTATTTTTAAAGCTTTAGCTATTATAACAACATCATTTTTTATATATGATTTTTCTTCTTTTGTTAATTCGTGTCCTTTTTCTCTTACTAGATTATAATCAATTACTTCCTTTTGCTCCTCTAAATTAAAAGCTTTCGCAATTGAAGATACACTCATCGGCAGTTTTTTTAAACTATCATAAAATTTCGTGTGCCATCTATTTCCATCATCAAATACATGATAGGTAATATCTAAAGAATAAAATAATCCATTATTTGAAATTAATGTTTTAAAAGTATTGTCTTTATATTCTTCACTATAAGTAAATCCGTGATGAAACAAATAATATAATATAAATTGTATATCAAATTTTAAATTGTGAAAATAATGTGTTTGATTGCCTTTTTTAATAAATTTCATAAAACTTTCTAAATCATTTCCATAATAAATATTATCAGTATTATTAATATCACATGAAGCCCACGCCCAAACACGGCAGTCATCTTCGTGATTATTTGTTTCAAAATCACTAGAAAAAATTCTATTTAATTTCATTTTTTAAATTATCTAAACTATCAAGAATTTCCAAATATTTTGCTTCAATACTTTCAAAATCATTCTTATAAAAATAACCAATTTCTAGTGAGTAGTCCCCGTAATAACCGTATATAAATTGTTTAGGTGAAAACTCTTTTACTCTTTTTACTAATTCTTTTGAAAATTCTGGGTATTCTTTAAAAGTTTCTTTTAAGCATTTTATATAATTTTCTTGGTATAATTTATCTTTTTTCATATAATAATCAGAAGTAAAAGATTTATTGTAATATTTTATTAATTTATTAATATCATCAGTTCCTTTAATTGTAGAAAAGTCAACTACTCTTTTTCTAAATTCATCATATTCAGGTTTTCCCATTTTTCTAAGTTCATTTATTGTTATTCCTGATTTTTTTCCAAATTCCCTATATTCTCTTTTAATTCCAATATCTTTTGCTCTTTTTTGTATTCTAGCATTTGCTTTACGAACAGATGTTTGTAATTCATAGTATTTTTGTTTTGATATTCCTTTTTTATCAGAAGTATTAAAGTCATAATAAACTTTAGTAGGGGTAAATTTTAAATTCTTAGCTTTATAATATCTGTATTGTTTTGCATTAGCATTAAAATTTTGTACTTTATTTATATAATTAATTTTTGCTTTTGTTGATTTTAATTGACTTGGAGTTTTATATTTTAAACTTGTTTCAATTTCAAAATCTTCTTTTAATCTTTTTTGTGATTTTCTAAACTGATTATTTAATTTTTGTATTATTTTATTTAAATTATCTTGATGCATAACTCATTCTTATTTAAATAGATTTTATCATTGTAACAAATTTTAAATTTATCTTTTTCAATTAATTCATATAGTTTTAAAGCTCCAATTAATTTATAATCATATTTTAGTATTATTTTTTTATCAATATTCTTCTTTATATATTCTACATAATCATCTAATTTATTTTTAAATTTATTTAATTTTGTTAAAGAAGAGAAGTAAAATTTTGTATCATTATATGTAAAACAAAAATTACTCTCTTCAATATTTTTATAAACTCCTCTTCTTGAGATCATTTTTAGTCTTTAAAGTATGCAGTTATATAAGGAATATTTGAATTTTTATTATTTGAATAAAAAGCTATAATTTTTTGTTTATCAGTAGTGTATCCACTTAAATAAATATTACCTGTTCTTGAAGTTGTTTCCCAAAGAACACAAGCTTCTTCATTTATATCTCCTTTTTCGTTTTGGAAATATACTTTTATTTTTGGTTTTTTACTGTCCTTTTCATTATTAATAAATCCTTTTAAATAATTTCCCTCATCATCTTTGCCATTTAAATAAAAAGTTTTATTTTTACTTTCTTTTTGCCAAAGAACAAATGCCTCCTTTAAGTCAAAATTTTTTACCTCGTTTTCTAAAGGTTTTTCATTATTAATTCTTTTCATTTTAATTTCTCCTTTCTAATTTTCGAATTAATTTGTAGGACATATTTTTCCTACAATTAAATACTATCACAATTGTATTTTTCTTGTCAACACATTTTTTTCATTTTCTTCGTTTTTCGTACAAACAAATGTTTTGCAT